ACAACAGGTGGCACAACAGGTGGCACAACAGGCGGCACAATAGGCGGCACAATAGGTGGCACAATAGGTGGCACAACAGGTGGCACAACAGGTGGCACAACAGGTGGCACAACAGGTGGCACAATAGGTGGTTCTTCTGGCGGCTCTTCTGGCGGCTCTTCTGGCGGCTCTTCTGGCGGCTCTTCTGGCGGCTCTTCTGGCGGCTCTTCTGGCGGCTCTTCTGGCGGCTCTTCTGGCGGCTCTTCTGTTGGATCGGGAACGTCTACGGTGCCGGGGAGACCTTCAAAATATTCGGCATTGATGCCACTGTCTTTAAGTATGTTATTCATCTCCCACATCGTGTAAAACCCAGAAATACCGGGGAAGGCGTATTGAGTGTTAACCCCAAGGTAATCCCCATATACCGTGATTTCTTCTAGCTGTCCCGAAAACCCGTTTTGAATACGCGTGGGTAGGGTGGTGTTGACGAACTCGCTTCCAGTTTCGCCGTTCCACGGAACAGGAGCGGCCTCAGTCCAGACCTGCTCCATATACCCGTCATCATTTAGAGTCCACTCACTACCCTCGATCATGGGAATCGGTTGCCCGTCAACTCCAAGATAGTTGCCGCTGGTGTCTTTAAATCCATCTTCAGCATTACCTACCTGAATGCCATCTTCACTGAGCCAGTCATATTCATCAGTTGTATCGTCAGCAGGATCAACGGTTATGCCGTCAGTGCCGTTAAGCTGATTAACCAAATTCTGCCAATCCTCATCACTCCAGTTGTCCGTATTTTCAAAGGGGTTACCAATAATGCCACCAAGGTCAATGTCAACCGTATTGGGTGCTGTTCCCGTTACTGTTATCTCTTCCATAGGTAAAGTGGATTCATTATTATTATCATCATTATTGTTGTTGTTGTTTCCGTTATAAGCACCTTCGTCAAGGAAATTTGAAATATCAAGGGAGCCGCTTGTAATCGGATTGTAGGTATTGGGTAATGTTCCCGTTACTGTTATCTCTTCCATAGGTAAAGTGGAGCTGGGTACAAACGGAGTTAGATCGACACCTTCAAGTGCATTACCCCAATCGGCATCAGACCATTGGGTTGTGTCTGAGAAATCAGGTATGCCTAGTTCACTAAAGTCATCGGGCGCAGGTGTCGATGTTCCGATACCCGTAAAACTATCTAAGTCCATCGCAGTATCCCATGCCTCAGCTAGTAACTCTTTTCCCTCTTCAATACCCCAAGCTACAGCCTCATCAAGTATAGCTTGTACGGGGTCTCCCCCGTTTGCCAATGTTCTCATACCTACGTTAGCGAGATGAGTGGTTTGTTCTAGCGTTAAACCAAGGGTGCCAGAAAGCGAATTTAGTGCAGACCCTGCATATGTATCAACTCCCTGTAAAACACCTGCTGTCACCGCACCTGTGGCAACGGATGTCATAAAAGAACTAGCGTCCCAGTCATCGTTCATGGCGCTAGTTACAAAGCTACCCGCTGCGCTTGATGAAGCCCCTATCGCTGCGGCAGTGAGTACAGGGCTTGCTGCTGCTGCCGCTGGCCCTAATGCCGCTGCCGCCGTAGCTCCACCCATGTAAGCAAACCCCACTGCTATTAATGCAGGGCCGATTACATCGGTAAACATGTCAGTGTCTGGGCCTTGCTTATTCTGCGGTGTATAGAGTTGGTATTCGCCGGGAGCTACTGTGCCACTCGTATGGTAATACCCTCCATGCCCGTCAAACTCTAGCTCTCCAAAGTCCGGTCGATTGTCCCCAAATCCCGTGTTCAATACATAGATATTGTCACCTTCCATGTAAGCAGGAGGCTTCCCCAGACTCCCATACTGTGTATTTACAAAGTCATGTTGAACGGCGCGGGTAGTGAAGTTATAATCAGACTGTCCTCCACCAAAAAAGCCGCCGCCGCCATTGATGTCGCCGCTTCTACCACCCCACACATCAATGTTGTCTTCAATACCAAGACCATCCATATAGTCATATATGCCATCGGTGCTGGTAAAAGCAGGGCCGGAGTAATTGGTCAGTGAGTCACGATTACCCTGCTCTATTTGGTTAAACGAACCACCTTCTGACCCCGTATGGTAGGGGTTATCTTCCCCTACCACCAAATTTATAAAAAAGTTTGGGTCTTCTTCGAGTATGGCGTATGTTTGGGCTGGTGTTAAAGTGTTATAAAAACCGCTTTCTAAAGTTGGAAGCACAAAAGCTGGCGCGCCTGTGTTTGCGGAGGGGTTATTTTTGTTGTCTAACCACGCTTGACCTGCTGCAATTTGAACGGGGCCATAGTTGGAAAGGCTATTACCTTTTGCAATATTATGAGCAGCCTTCTCCGTGTTGTTCATGTCGGCCCATGTCTTGCCTGTTATGCTCGATACGCCTGCCGCTGGTGTGGGTGTGGGTGCATTGTTTTGTATGGCATCCGCCATCATTGCTTGTCTTATTGATTCCTCAAACTCTGCGTTGCCACTTAACACATTGCCCCAAGCGGCATCATCCCAGTTGTCCGGATTTGCATAGGGGTTTGTGCCTGTCGTTGGTGCTGCGTTGGGATTAGGTTGGGGGCCAAAAACTGGCGCGCCTGTGGTTGTGGGTGTAGCAGAACCACCATTGTTTTGCATGGCATCTCTTATTGCTTGCGCATACGCGTCATTGGCAGAGGGCGTGGGTGCATTGTTTTGTATGGCCTCCGCCATCATTGCGTCTCTTATTGATTGCGCATACGCGTCATTGGCAGGGGGTGTAGGCGTGTTGTTTGTGGGCGCTGATGGCAAGGTGAAATCAAAATTAGTTGGGAAATAAAACATTACGCGCTATCTCCTGTTAACTTGTATACGTTAAGTGCTGTTTTTACAATAGTTACAGAAGAATATCTAACTCTTGCCGTTAGTCCTGCCGCTGAATTAACTGTAGCCCCCGCTTGAGCCACCACTGTAAGCGTACCCGTACCATCTCGATCTAATCGAACTTGAAAGCCATTGTTTAATTCTTCTGAAGTATTAACAGGTAAAGTTACTGTTATTGCAGATGAGCTAGTAAAAGAAATAATAGAGTTTTGGTCAGAGGCGGTTAAAGTTCTAGCGGTTCCAGTTTCGACTGGTTGTACAGACAAGTCTCCAATTACTCCATTGTTAACGGTATTGATTAGCTCAGTAAAAAATAATCGTAATGTAGATCGAAAAGTATTTTCACGACCTAAAGAATACTCATTAGAACTTAGTTCTAATGTGGGAGATGCTATTCTTTTTACGTTTAACGGCATATCTAACGCCTACCATCAGGTCTAATATCAATTCGGGGAGAACCTAGTTGCCAATGTACTCCTAACCCAGTAGATTCTAATTTAATGCTCATTTGCCTACCGCGAACACGTAAGTTTATCTGAGCTGTATAAATTTCTATAGGCGCTGTCGCTGACCTAACCACGGGCAAGCTGCTATCTCCACCTACAGACACTGGATTATTATAACCAGAACCCGAATCGTGTAGAGGTGTCAAAGTCATTTGTACAGACGGGCTTTCAGAGGTAGAGCCTCTAAAGTTGAGGTCAGGTATAACTTTTGACACAAAAGAAAATCGGTCACCATCATCAATATCAAATTCCGAAGATGCAATAAGGGAGGTAATCGCAATGGGGGTGGCTCCCGAATCATCGTCCACTCCAATTTCGTGAAGAAGTAACTGACCTTGCTGCGACACTGTGGTGTTGAGTCCCTCTGGATATGTATCTAGCAGCCCTACAGTTTGATATTTTGCCGCAATGGGGTTGCCATCGTTTACTTCATCAACCCAAGCACTTCTTTCCATATCTCCGTAATACCAAATATTATCTTGGTAATTGTAGACGATGTACTTATCTGCTTTCGGTTCTACAACATTATCGCTGTCTTCGGAAACGTAAAACCACCATATTTCATTGAACCTTTCATTATTGCCAGCAAACACTTGTTGATACTCAAAAGTATTAAAGTTGCCAAATACATAACTTCTTAAATCACAAGGTAGGGTTTGAGTCTGTCCAGTATAAGAATAGAATTTTTCTCGTCCCATCCAAAAAGCGGCTCCATTGGCGTAAGCTACTGAATTGGTAGACGCTACTGATATATTTTCGCCAACAAGTGTCGCTCCCCATCCAGCAGAACCACCGAGAAATTGTAGTGAATAAAGAGTAGTGTCCGTCCATACTAATATTTCTTGGCGCGATTGTTTCACCGCTATTATTGCTGATCCACGGGACAACCTTAAACTTCCCGCAGAATTTGTAGCAAGCGGAGTCCAATCGGTAAAAGTTTCTTGAGAACTCCAACGAATTAGCATTGGGTCTAACGCAGTATCGCCATAAGCATTCGTGCCAAATACAAACACAAAGCGGCTAGTGTCAGATATAAGAAGTTTATTGTGTGTGACGGGAGCGCCGCTTCCTGTAATGGCTACCATTCTGACAGCTAAATCGTTTTCCCATTTATAGATTGGCCCATACGGAACACTCGCCAGTAACGCTTCACCAAAATTAGAGTGATTCCAATTTCTAAATTGCACGTCTGCGGGGGTGGCTGTACCTACGCCATAACTACCGTATCCAAACGCCCCTCCACCATAACCCAATAGTGCGGATACACTATTTCCACTAACATGAATTTCGTAAGCGGCGACTACACTGTTACCCCCGTCTCCAGTGGCTCCGGTTATAGATATAAAGCCAAGATTTATTACATAATAGTTTAACGGGTCTGTTGCCCCAGCGTCCAATTTCCCCAATCCAAAAATTTTGTGATTTTTGTTCAACACCCCCGCTGTGATAGCCCCTCCCAAGGCGGTTGCGCCAGAAAATGTAACGTAATCACCCTCATAGGCTCCGTGAGCGGTATCGTGGACTTGTAAAAAAGCTACGCCAAAAACAGTAAAGATTGCAAACGGCGTATTATCAATAGTTGCCGCTGTCGCTCTTAAAGGTGTTATGTCGGTAAACAAGCCACCTTCTTCAATATAATATTTGTCATCTGTGCCAACGCCCAGTAGTTTCACACCGCTTAATTGTGTCCACCGTAACAAACCTCTAACATAACCAAGAGCATAAGAATAAGCTCCTGTTCCCGTGGTTAGTTTTGTCCAACCGCCTATTTTTTCAGGGTAACCTTGCCTAAAACGTACATTGTCGCTTTCGTACCAGCCGCCCTCGTTAGTGTACCGAGTGTTTTCTCGGTTAACTCCAGCTTTTATTTGTAACTTCTTAATGGGCATAATTTTGTCGCTACCCTTCTAACGTCTCAACACGAGCTGTTAGCTCTTGGTTAGCTTGCGTAAGCTCCTTGATAGCCTCAACCAGCAGGCCTACCATGTTGCCGTAACCTACTGCTAGATGGCCGTTTGCATTCTCAATGACAGCTTCAGGCAGTACAGCTTGTACGTCCTGTGCTATCAGTCCAGTAGCTCGGTCGGTTATGTTATCATCAAGGTACTCAAAGGTTACACCGTTTAAGGCTTGCACCTTATCAAGAGCGCCCGTGATAGGCTCGATGTCCTTCTTCAACCTTATATCAGAGCTAGAGGCCATAGTACCTGTATGTGTCCAGTTACCAAACACCCCTAGAAGTTGGTTCGTGCTAGACTCCACGAGCACTTGACCTGCGTAGGCTGTATTAACACCACTACCCTTAGAGGATATGACGATGCTGTTAGCCGTTTGGTCAGCAGTGCCAGCCTGATAGCCTAGTGCAATAGAGTACGCTCCTTGCGCTGATTCGCCTGCTGATACTCCAATAGCTACAGCGGATGCGCCTTGACCTTTTGTAGAGTCAGTGGCGTTACCTTTTCCCGCTTCATATCCTATCGCAACAGCGGATGCGCCTTGATTAAAAGCACCAGCATCAGGGCCAGCTCGGAAGCTGTTAGCGCCTGCTCCTTCGCTCAGGAGGCTTGTAGTTGCTTCAAGGGTTGTGAACTTTCCTGTGGATGGGGTAGTTGCCCCTATTGCACTAGCAATGATGCCGCCTGTTGCGGTCAATGTTGTACCTGCAACTAATGTTCCAGTTGTTGTTACAGTTGTAAAAGCACCTGTGGATGGGGTGGTCGCCCCTATTGCACTAGCAATGATGCCGCCTGTTGCGGTCAATGTTGTACCTGCAACTAATGTTCCAGTTGTTGTTACAGTTGTAAAAGCACCTGTGGATGGGGTGGTCGCGCCTATTGCACTAGCAATGATGCCACCTGTTGCGGTCAATGTTGTACCTGCAACTAATGTTCCAGTTGTTGTTACAGTTGTAAAAGCACCTGTGGATGGGGTGGTCGCGCCTATTGCACTAGCAATGATGCCACCTGTTGCGGTCAATGTTGTACCTGCAACTAATGTTCCAGTTGTTGTTACAGTTGTAAAAGCACCTGTGGATGGGGTGGTCGCGCCTATTGCACTAGCAATGATGCCGCCTGTTGCGGTCAATGTTGTACCTGCAACTAATGTTCCAGATGTTGTTACAGTTGTAAAAGCACCTGTGGACGGAGTGGTTAATCCTATTGTTGTATCTTCAATAACTCCACCGACTATAAAGTTTTGAGCAGATGTAACTTTACCCGCACCATCGCAATAAACTTCTGCCACTGCTCCCGCTGGAATAAATACTGAGTTGGCATCGGAAGCTCCTGAAGTGCTAATTTGTGCAATATTTGCCACAAGACCAAGACTGTTATTAATAATGTAAGCTTTGCTTACGTCTGGGACAACAATGTTAACAGCCGCTGCTGGCTTACTGTTATTTGTTTGTAGATGAATTATGGCTGCGCGAGCTTGGTTTGCCGCCCCTTGCGTAACACTCAGGGTGTATGTTATGGAAGCTCCCGCATCCCACTCATCACTGCCTCCAATCACCACTCGACCCGCTATGGCACTGTCAAGTAATGCAAAAACCTGATTATTGAGCGCGGTTCCCCAAGTGCCAGAAAGAGACCCCTGATCTGCTAGAAGAACGCCTAAAGAGGCTGAATATGCCATAATTACTTACCTTGTCGGTTATCTGTTACCAAGAATTCTTAGTATTTCTTTTATGTCTGTTCGTTGTTCTTTAAGGTCAGCTTTAATCTCATCGGCGGTATCTTTGTTGTGTTCCGCGTCTGCTGCGATTACTCGTAAATCAGTGTCTATTGAAGCAACCTGACGGGCAAGATTCTGTAGCTTAATTGAGTTTTGAGCGGTAGAGGACTGGGCGTATGAAATATCAGAGCTTAACGTAACCCAGATTCCTCCAGCCACAAACACAATTGCACCGATCCCCATAAGAATCTCCACTGTTATGAACTTCTGCCAACCAACGTCCGTGCTTCTTCGTTTTTCTGTAGTCATCGTAAAAATCCTTTATTATACAGCCACACCTTTGACTTTTTCATATGTTCTAGCAACCACGTTAGCTCCCCCAATACCAAGGATACCCAGCATTACGGGGTAAAGCAAAGAAGGGTCAATGTGTGGCATATCAAACCATATGTCTAACACAGGATGTCCGATCACGTTCCAAAACAAGCCCAAGGCACATGTCCAGCCAATCGCTGGCCGCCAACCTGCCACCCAAACCGATCTGTGGGCCGCCTCAACCTTATTGACCTCTACTTGCCCCATCGCTTGCTGGTGTGCCTGAGTAGCAGCCATGATTGCTATGTCGTGGGCTAACTTAGCCGCTTGATCTTTATCGGGTATAAATTTGCCTATTAAATCGGCAACGGGGCCAACTAACATGCTTGTGATCGCTGTAATGCTCATCGGTTGCTCCTTGGCATTATTCCTTTTTCTTTAGCCCATGCTCTTACATCAAAACCAGCGCAATAGGGTTTTTTAAGATCGAGGTCACTATGTCCACACACATCTGTTATTGTAGGATGACGCGCTAAAATTTCTCTACACTTATTGGCCAGTATGCTCATCTGTGTTTCAGTATATTCACTTGGGCCTGTTCCAAATAACATGATACCTATGCTGTTTGTATTGTGTCCTTTGACATGAGAGCCTATCCAATATTCAGGTCTCCCCGCTTCACATTTATTTTCGCTAATTACCCAATGGTATCCAATACCATCCCACCCGTTTTGCAAATGCCAACGGTGAACATCTTCAGCATCATCTCCCCGTAAAGGGCTGGCTGAAGTATGAATTACTATTTTGTTAATTGGATAATTAGTTCCCATGACAAGTTACCTTTAAGTCAAGCTCAGTATATCCCCAATGGCGGATTGGAGCGAAACAACAAAATTGCCCCCTGAAGTGACCACATCGCTACCGAAGTCAAGAACACAAACGGACGGAGTGCCTGAAATCGTTGAGTAAATAAGACCGCCTCTTGCCGTTATTGTCGAACTGGCCCAAGTTACATTTGCCATTTCAAGAAATGCTCGGGTTCCGCTAGAAGTTGCGGCTGTTGAAATTGTTATTGTTTTTCCACCTGTCGAATATTCTCCACCCGCTGCAACTTCATTAGATGTACTGTACGCCGTAGTAGATGCGCCCAGAGTAGCCGAGCTAGTGTATAACGCCAACTTAAAAACTTGAGTGGTATCGGAACTAAAGTCCATCTCCCCGCTGAGTAGGGCGACTTTAAACGATGTTGTCACTGCACTCACTATTGCCATTAGCTCACCACATCATGCACTTGGCCAAAACGATAACTGTCTTGGCGCTGTTTACCATCTACTAAGTTTTTAAGTAAAGTGATGGCGTGTAGATAATGTTTCTCATACAAGGCAACCATATCAGCCTCTCCTTTAATAAAACGAATAGCTTCAATCAAAGCCCCGTTCAACAACGCAATATCAAAGTTAGTGCCTAGCCAAGTTGTTCCCGCCGTGACAATTGAAGTGGGGTAATATCCGTAATGTAATTCAATTGGGATTATTGCGTTGGGAGTTGGCCCAAGTATGAATTGCGTCTCGCTATAAAAAGCATAATGTTTTGGAACACCTTTTACAGTTGAGTTGGGGTAAGCCTCTCGGATAAAGTTAACGTCTTTTGTTAAAAGAAAAGTAGTCACATTTGCTATAACAACTCCCGCTGAATAATTCCAAAGCAGGTCTGTGGGTATGGTTACAAGAGCGTTTCCATCTGCGGTGTTTACAGAAGCAGTTTTACGCAACGATGGAAACTGAACCGTGTTATAAATTTTTTGCTCGGCTTGTTGAGTAAACATTGCTAACTGAGCTGCTGTAAAGGTCTGCTCAGTTACATCTTGTATATTTGTTGTTAATTCAGTGTAGTTCATTTTTACTCAATCCAAGGAGCACCTTGAGTTATTATAGTCATGGTAAAAGCTTTAAACATAATTATCTGCGCTCGGCTTTCTCCAAAACCAGAAGTATCGGGGCGAGGATTACGTAACGCTTGTGGGTCGTACACAGGCAATTCGCCTAAATGGTTCTGCGGGTGATCGGGTTCCCAGCATTGGGAGCAAACCAAAATGTTTACCGTTGATCTATTCTTAACAATACGTTTAAGCGTGTTTAGCTTATATTGAAAACCACAACGGTCACAAATTCCGTTTGCTATTTTACCAGAGGCAAAGGAAGAACTCACCTAAGCCTACTCACTCTTGGAACTATTGACCACGTTGCTTTTTCTCTATCTTCAGAAGCGGCCATATTGTATTGTTCATCGTATACGGCTTTTAGCATATCAATACGAGTAGCTAACTCAGGTACTTTCATAGCAATATGATAAGCCAAACCAGCAACAAGGGCTGGATAAAAACGAAATGTCATATCGGAAGTTTCTATACCCGCACCCGCGTCCTGTATTCTACGCATACGCCAGTACCGTAATGTGTAGGTTCCATTGTTTGGAACAGGCCACACTGTCACGCTAGGAGTTTCTAAGCGATTAATTAAAATCTGCAAAGGTCTCCCTTCTGTGAGTTTATTGGGTATGGTTGCATAAGTGCTTACGCTAATTCTACTCATTGACAGATCGGTTTGCGACGATCCTGTGCCTGTTCTAAGGACATGCTCTAACAAGTCAATGGTGTCGGCTGGTAAAGGGTAGGTCACTTGACTTTTAACCAAGGTAACTTGCCCTTCGTCAATCGTCCACATGTTGAGACCTTTGTTCTGCCACTCGATCAGCATCAGATTCATAGACCTGCGAGCTGTACTCAGGTCATACCCTGATCGCATTGCTCGACCCGCACGTTCCCACGATTCCTCTGCTATTTCAGTGAAGTCTAGGTTAAACGATGTGGTTCCAGACGTAGCCATTAGTAAGAACCTTTAGCCTTTCTTACACCTTGTGTGGCTATACCACAACCACGCACCATGCCGCCTTTTTTGTAGCCAACCATGCCACCTGCTTTTTTCTTTTCCGTTTTGGCGCAACTATGGCAATCACTTACCTTGCCGCCTTTTTTGTAGCCAACCATGCCACCCATGTTCATACCTTCTGGATCAACTGGCTTGAGCTTTGCTGCCGCTTTCTTTGCTGCCGCTTTCTTTGCTGCCGCTTCGTCTTTTGCAGCCTGTCCCCCAACCCTGCGTTTATTATAGTTTTCCATGCCTTTTTGCATGTTGGCATCCATCTCAGCGTCTTTCTGCTGTTGCATTATTTCTTTTAGTTCCTCGGCAGAAATGTCATCTGTTGAATCCACTGCTCCTCCCGCTTGATATTTCATTTTATTCATAACAAGTTACCTTTAGTTTAATAATGTTCTTATATCGTTGTTTGTGTATCGTCGGTGATAACAACGCCAAAATTCGATGCCATTTGAGCCACCGTGTAATTAGTGCTATCCCCCGGCCCAATTGTTATGTTGTAGGGAAGGCTTACTACTCCTGTTGTTTTCCAAGTATTCCCGTCAAAGCTAACGGTAGTGACATCGGGAACATAACGAAATTTGCAATTGAGTTCATCTGTTTCGCCCCCGGTAAATGTGTTGTTATTAAAAGCAATATTCTGGACATATCCGCGAGGAGGAAGCCCGTTGCTTCCAGCGGTTGGTGTTGGGTCGTAAGGGATTTCCTTAGTAATAGCTATACGGTAACCCCTGCTTGTTTGCGCTCCTTGTGTAAATGTTGAATTCTGAATAATCACATCAGTTGCGTCTCCACTTACATTCACGTCGAACCTACCCGCGTTAGTCTGCGTGAGATTGTCAATTAGCACTGTAGTGCAGTCGCCAATTTGAAGTCCTGCGCCATCAACACCGTCATCAACACTTATGTGATCGTAAACGCTGACATTTTCGGGGTAGTGTCCAAACGTTATAGTGTTTAGCCTGTTGTTTCGGGTAGTGTTACCTCGTAGAAGAATGTCGTCACCTGCTGTAATATCAAAACCTTGCTCCTCGCAGTCGTATACCAGATTGTTGTAAGCCCTATGATATGAACCTATGTTGTACCAAGGGTAACCGCTGTGGTGCCAAGCTATCCCGTCATTAGCGGCAACTCTACCTATCTCGCAGTTTTGAATTAAGGTGTTGTTCACAGGAACTTCTTCAGAGCCGCCAACAAAGATTCCCCCGTTACGGGTATCGAATATATCAAGGTTGTCTAGCACTATGTGGGAGCCTTCCTTGCATGTCACACCAAGCCTTACATGTTGCATATGTGAGTCTTTTATTGTGAGGTAGCTCCAGTTGTCCTCTGCCCCGAACGCGGTACTTGCGCTCAGTGCCACTGTCATATCCTCAAAAATTAGGTAACTCGACCTTTTTATACCGATGGGGACTTGGGAAATGCTAGCTTCCACATGTGTATTGGATGGAGTCTCCCCTGCTTTGGGCTTGTAGTGGACTTTTGGGTTTATATACACCCATTCACCAGCGGCTAGCGTTGTTGGGTCGCTTGTGTCCTTCGGCGTCCTGTAGCTGGGCGCTAATATTCCAGATTTCGCGGAATCTCCACCGACACCGTCAGTCCACTCAGTGTTGGAACATGCCCACAAACCAGTCCACGCACCGCCAGCAGTAGCCTCCCATACACCCGATACGTCAGTCCAGTTAGCTTGAATCTCGCTTCCAGCGAGGTACAAATTGGAGTTGCCTTTAAGCGTGATCGGACTCAATGGGCTGCCGTTCTTATCAGCAACATAGTGGAGTTCCCGATACGGGTTAGTCGCCCCGTTGTTAATCCCGACAAATATCCTAGCAGGGGCGAAGTTTGCAATGGCCTTGGCCATAGTTGCCCACGGTGACCCTTGACTTCCGTTGTTACTGTCATTACCAGCTACATTATCAAAATAGAAAGTAGAGAAAACAACAGGGTCGGCTGGAGAATTGCCACCATTAGCGCCTAGGGAAACCGAGGCATTTGCACCGTGTCCCACTGACCCTGCTAGGCCAACACTGATCGCCATAGCGAGTTGCACGTTAACTTCCCCGGTTGGCTGGGTTACCCATTATCTGCCAATCAAACACTGGTGTTGAACCTGACCCCGACAGGGTTCCTCTGACGCTCACATCTGTGCCAAAAAACACGTTTACCATGTTACTAGCAGTGAAACTCAATGGGGTTATACTTGTGGCTGTTCCCAGAATTGTTCTCCATACTCCGTCAACACCTTGAAATTCCCATGTCCAAGTCCCTGTCCCTGAGTCTTTATGACAAGACAAGGTTGACCACCCTCGACATGCCACCGAAACGGTGGAGCCGTTCGTATTGGACGTTCCAGAACCTACATAATTTGAAGACATGTGGTACTCCTTATTATGTGGTATCTATTAAGTGGTACTGAACGGGGTTAATGTGCTGCCTGACCCGTTTAAATCGCCCGTGACTATCCACTTACTAACGCCATAACCCATCACCGCTGTGAATTCAAGGTGACTCCCAACGAGACCGCCTTTGGTGCTTCCATTTAAAGTGATAACATGGTCAGTTGCTGCGGGAAAAAATGTTTTACCTGTGGTTGCAGCACTAACCCCCACTCTAAGTTGGCCCAGTATCGGATTAGCGGCTGCTGCTACAAATGTCAAATTGGTGGCGGGAAGCAGGGACACATAGCAACGGAACACCGCACCCATATTATTTGAGTCATCATCTAACCGACTGAGAGTGGGCAGCGTTATTACTCCGTCTGCGTCTATTATTTGCACAATGCGACCAGCGTGTTCCGCTACTGTTAAAGTAATCGGCACGGCAGTGGCAATAACCATACCCGTGCCAATAGAAACGAAACCGTTTTTAGATTTTACTGGGCCTGAAAATGTAGTGGATGCCATGATATGCTACCTTTTACGAAAGGATTTTGCTTTGAAGTCTTCGTAACGTCCGTCTGGTCGGTCTTCAAAGCTATTTTTTCCAGATTGAACCTTGAGTTTACCGTAATTGGTTAAAGATGCAACCCATAAAAAAACCGCCCGAAGGCGGCTTAGTTGAACCTCAGTGAGCTTACGCCCCTGCGCTTCCAAAGATACCAAGGGGATCAGATACACCAAAGGAGTATCGTTCTCTTGCCTTGTACCGAGCATTGCCCGTATCAAAATCCCCATCCATAGATGTTGACATTGCAGTACGAGTAAAATGCTTCAAAGCGTTTGGAACATCAGTCGTCAAGAACCAAGCTCCCGGCTCTGTCAGATAGTGGTTAATACCATATCCTTCAGGAATCGCGCCATTGGTTCTCAGTGCGTTAGTATCATTATCAGCAGTTCCTACGCGCAGGTCTGTTTCCAGAATGCGTGTTGCAATAAATTGCAGAGCTGATGGGATAACCAACTTTTTAGGTCGAGCTGCAATCAAAAGACCGCGCTCATCTGTCCATGCACCGATCTGAATTACCGCAGCTTCCAGAGAGGTTTCGCTCAAGTCTGCTGGGGTTGCCAGCTCGTTTGAGTTTACACCACCACTGACCAGAGGGTGATTGGTGGCACACAAAGCCACTCCGTCACCATAAGTAGCGCCAGTGAATGCTCCGTTCAGGATAGCAGCACCTTTAACTTGCTTGGTGTATGCCATTGCCCGTGCCAATGCTTTGGTATAACGAGATGACAAAGAGCCATACAAGTTATCCTCAACAGCTTCCTCAGTAAGAGAAAAGCCCATTGCGATAGTTTCATGGGCGTAACGAGCCGTCCATGCTTCTTGCCCATTATCGTAGGCAATTGCGGAACCTTCATCCTTTACAGGAGCGGCACCAAAGCCTGAAAGTTTTGTTTCTTCTTCAAAAGAGCGATCCGATGAGTCATTTTCAAAGATCATCTTATGCTCTTGTTCGTACTTCTT